ACACAACAAAGAACTTCGCAGACTTGCTCAGTTGATCAGACGTAATATGATCACTAAAGTCAAACCCTCTAAAAAACAATACAAACGTCATGGACGAACCAAACAGAATTGGAATCCTGAGAAAGATCACTGAATTGGAAGATGCAGTGCATCCTCATAACATCGAAATAGGGCATACTGTAGGTGGTATTGTAACACGTCCACCATTGGTAGGTCGCAGTTGCTGTGTCATTGATCCAGGTGTTGGAGGATTCTCTACTTCGATGATTACAGAAATCATTGAAGATAATGGTGACGAAATCACCTTCAAAACGCTCAACAGTACTTACGTACTCACATATCTGTAACAACCTATAACAAAGTAAAAACCATCATCATCGTGAACAAAGTAAAAACCACTCCAAAAAAGGCTACAGGAAAAGCCATGGCTAAAGCATTGATTGCTGAGAAAAAACCTGTTGTTGCTAACCATCTTGCTAAGATCCAGTGGATGGGTGGCAGAGCAAAATTCAACTACCTCAATGGTATTAACAGGGGTATTACTCCTGCGCAAGTAACAAAACTTGCAGAATCAGTGACTAAGATGGGTGTTATTCGCCCTGTAATTGTTGCAGATCTTGATTTCATCACTGGTCGTAAGGAAACTTACATCATTGATGGTCAGCATCTGTTCAATGCGCTGCTGCGTTTGGATCAGAAAGTCCCATACATCAGTGTGGAAATCAAGAACAAAGAAGAGCTTGTGGAAACAATCGCCATGCTCAATGCCAGCAGCAAATCTTGGACACTGCTCGATTATGTAGTTGCCTGGGGATCCCTCAAATCTGATTACGTGAAGCTGAACAAGCTGTTTGAAACGTATGATTTCGAGCTGGGAATCATCGCAGGTATCATGTCAAATCGTGGCGATGCCAATGAAAGTGTACTTCGCAGTATCAAGCGTGGCACATTCAAAATTGTTGACGAAAGTGCCAACATGCAGATCATGAAAGATCTTACAGATCTCTTCAATGTGATTCCACGTATGAATCGCTTTGAGAATCGCTATGTGTGCTCAGAGTTCGTAAAATTTGTGCGCAGTAAGGGATCTCGTTACCATCACGAAACCTTCATCAAGAACGTGAAGAAAAATCGTGACAAGTTCATTGCTGCCACGCAGGAAGAGGGATATCTGATCTCTCTGTTCGAGACCTGCAATAAGTAAAAGTAACATCAGGGTGGAGTGTGCGTAATATATTGAATAGGCACGAGGTAATATTGGGTATTACCTGTTCAGCTCCATCCTTTTGTTTGTCAAAGTAACAACCATCATAGTTAAATCTTAAACACTAACAACAGTGAAAAACGTTAAGCTTAAAAACTCATTTATGCTCACACGCATCAATGCTGTGATCAACATGATTATGCTTTTCTTTGCAGATGCTCGCAAGGAATTCGACAAATTGTACGAAGAGTACGTAGCAGTCAACAAAGAATTCCTCAAGTATGAGGAAATCATTCTGAAAAAAACCCATAAAGTAGGAAAACGCAAATCTGGTTGTTTGGGACATTCAGGTGAAGCCTCTCATTGTATGCATCTCACAGTTACCTATGAACTTTCACCAGAAGAAGAATCTGAATATTTAGCGTTGAGAGAAAAAAAGGAGAAAGTTGCAAGGAAAATCAATGAGTTTTTCAGAAAGACCAATGAAAAATTGAAAGAAAAACTCGAAATACAGATCTATTATGATCCATGTTCATCATTCGAAAGTGGTGCTCCTTCTACAGAGAGATTTCATAAACTTCTGGGAACAGAATCTATTCTCATGATCCTTGAGACTTGGCGAGCATACATAAAGAATTCCGAGGAGGATTCAGTCAAAGTGAGTGAGTTCATTAACAGAACAACTGTCGAGTTGATAACATCTGATTGGAAAATTCAACAAGTGATGGAGAAACAGATTTTTCCTTTGTTGACATTTGTCATCAAGTAACCCTTCCCAAAACAATTCACAATCAAAGTAATAATCACAATCAAAAACCACCACTATTATGAAAGAAATGATGGAAGCTGGCGTTAAAGCCATGGTAAAAACCACAAAAGCGAAGCTGAACGATTTGCTCGCAGGAACTGACAAAAAACTCGATCCTTCTCTGAAGCTCGAAGCTAAAGTGATTGATGGCGTGTATCACGTTGTCATTCCTGAAGAGATGGACATGCTGCAAGCAAGTTTCAGCCTTTTGCAAAGGTTTGAAGAAGAAGAAAAGTATCAAACTTTCAATCTGCAATTCCAGAACGTGTTCCTGAACGACGTGATTCTGACCATGAAGAAGATCATTCCTGACTTCTTTGGCAAAATCATCAATTCAGCACGTGATACAGAGGGTAATCGTGTTACCCCTGCGAACATTTCGTTCATTGTGGATTACAAAGAAAATGGAGAACCTGTCCATGAAAGTGGATTCCTGGGTTCTGTCATTGGATCCATCTGGGAAGATGCCATCATTGACATCACCCCTACAGGCTTGGCAGTTCTTGCCAAGAAAAAGTATGAGCGCCAAATCGAAAAGTTCTTTGAGGCTGTCAAAGACTACATGAAGCGCAATTCTGTTGTCAAAGGACACGCAGTTACTGTACGCGCAGTACGCCAGGGCCTCATTGCTGATCCTGTGTATGTGAAAACAAACACTAAAATTGTGTTGAACGATGATACTCATCGCATCATCCACAATTTGGTGATTCCATCACTGGGAGAAAAGCAGAAAAAGACTCTTCTGTTTACAGGAGATTTTGGTACCTCAAAATAATTATTTGATTTTTAACAAAATCTTCCGTATATTAGTATATGGAAGAAGTCAAAATATACGCTCTTGTTTGTCCACTGAGCTTAAAGATTAAGTATATAGGTAGAACGAAAGTAAGTTTACCTATGCGCTTATCTCAGCATGTTTTTCATGCTAAAAACTTTAGAGATAATACTCATAAATCCAATTGGATTAGGTCTCTACTAAAAATCAACAGTAGACCTTATATACGCAAATTATGTGTAGTTAAAGGATGGAGTGAATCTTATGAAGTTGAGAGAAATCTTATAGCAAAGTATCAATCTAGGTTACTGAATCATAACGATAGAGGTAGTGGCAATAACGCTCCAAAATCTAATGAGCATAGGCAAAAGCTGTCAGATTTTATGAAAAAGACTTATACTTTAAAAGGTAAGGCTTTACATGAAAAAACAGTGTATGTTTATGATTTAAAAGGTAATCTATTAAGTTCGTATGACTCTTCAAAAAAAGCAGCTGCTAATTTGGGTATTTATCATAAATCAATATCCAAAGCTTTATCAGGTATTTGTAAGCAAATTAAGGGATATCAATTCTCAAGATTTATTGAAAAAATGCCTGATTTAACTACAGATGCTAGAATTATGGGGAAACGTAAAAATCAGTAATTATTGTGCCGTCTCAAGTAGGGATATTTGAGAGTATTATTGAGCAAAAACGGTGAAGGCTGAGATGCTAATACCGTGCTAACCTTTAAGATTGCGAAAGGCTTAAAGGCAGTGTAACGCATAGATGGTGAATAAATATAATCCATCCACGAGTGCTCAACACCTAGAACAGGTGAAAATGTATGCTGAGCTTGCAAGAATTACAATTGCAAGAATCATAGGATAAAAAGCCTATGAGATAACAAACTGACTGGAAAGACAGAAACAGCCATCAAAGTTGGTATCGAATCCAAGAACAACTATGGTCGCACTTTCTTCTACCTGCACAACTCCAATATCTTTGGAGCACTGATCCCATACATCAAAGAGTATGGTCCAGCGTGTGTGTTTGTGGAAGACATCGACCAGGTTACTTCAGGTGATCGTGACAGCTCAATGAATGACCTGCTGAACAAAATGGATGGTTCTGAACTGAAGTATGTGGACTGTGTCTTCATCTTCACCACAAACAACCACAGAAACATTCATCCTGCTATGCGTCGTCCTGGTCGTATTGATCAGGTGGTTCACTTTGACTACTGCAACAAAGAATCCATCATCAAAATCTATCAGCTGTATGCTGAAGGAATGGAAGGTTGCCGCAAAGTGGATTATGAGCTGGTTGCAGCAGCAACACCTGACAAGATCCAGGGTGCAATTGTTGCAGAAATTGCCAAGCGTGCTGTAAAGTATGCTACGCAACTGCACAAAGGACATATCAGCAGCGACACCTTCATTGATGCAATTGCTTCATTGAAGCACCACATCGAATTCATGCGCGAAGATCAGGAGAAAGATGATTCTCTCCTGCAAGCTGTGGGTAAAGTGTTCGTTGTTGGTGCACAAGCAGTGCAAGAAGCAGACCTGGGTTAATATCCAGGATCAATACAGAGTAAAGAGAAGGGGTGAGCAATTACCCCTTCTCTATTATCCACTCAGCATAATTCATAAACTGAGTGTAGTTGATGTTCTAATAAAGTGAGAAATCCCCTATCGAAGCCGAGCGCAAGAGTAAAATCTAGATAGTGATTAGTTTCCATCAATAAGGTTATCACAGTCCTTGAATTAGTAGTACATCTGCAATGTATGGTATTTATACTCACATCAGAAGAGACTATGATTCTAAAATCCTATTAGTAATAGTAGGCGTGTTGCTCCAAATCAAGATATGGAGTGGTGAGAAGAGGATTAGCATCAAATTTGGATGAACAAATGATTCCAGACGCATTACTTCCTACGACACGAACGAGTTCTCAGCAAGTGGTTATAACACTATAAACATCATGGCAGAAAATTGGAAAAAAGGAGACATTGCTCTGTGTATCGAAACAGGCAGAATAAGTTTTGGTTCAGATAAGGAACAACCTCCATTAATCAAGAACAGAGAATATATTGTTTTTGATGTTGACATTTGTTCTTGTGGAGAAGTATCCCTCGATGTAGGAATTGGTCATAACTTTACTGGTGGACCTTTCTGCATGTGTGGTAGAGGTACTGCAAACGATGGAATATGGTGGTGTGCTGCTCGACGTTTTGTTAAGAGTAGAACAAATACAGCTACTTCAGAAGAAACTGTCAAAGAAAAAGTAGCCAATCTTGATTTGGAATTCAAAAAATCACTGTTATTAACATCAACTCAAAACTGAGCAAATGGCACTCCTCTATCAACCCAATCGAAAAATTGACCTTGACAAAAAAGCAACCAACGTATACTTTGTATCAAAAGGTGCGTTTGTTATTGTTACAAAAGCTGTACTTCGTGGTATGAAATTACCAAAACGTACTAAATTAAGAACTGATATAGTACTTAAGCCACGTCGAAAATTCCGCGCAAAACCAATCAAATAAAGTAATAACCATCAAAAACCACACACTACTATGTTCGAATTATTCATCTTTGGAACCATCTGGTTCTGGATTCTCATCAGCCTTATTGGCGTGATCATCATTTATGCAACTGAAGAATCTGATCCAGGGCATTGGCACTGGGCTGTTCTTTTAGTGGGCACTGCTTTACTCTACTTTGGTGGAGCAAAACAAGAAGTCTTATCTGTAATTAGTTACATGAAAGACAATCCCACAACAGTTTTGCTACGATGTCTTGCCTATATTGGAATTGGAGTTACTTGGTCTATCGCTAAGTGGTACTTTTATGTACTTGACTTACGCGATAAATACATGACTCGCAGTCCCGAGTACAGGCGTGATTTGTACAAATCCTCAACTGATATGCAATGTAATAAAACGCGTATCATAAATTGGATGATGTACTGGCCCATCTCTGCAATTTGGACACTAATCAACCAACCATTCAGAAGATTGTTTCTTTATCTGTATGGAAGATTTGAGAAAGTGTTCGTTAGTATCACTGATCACATTGGTAAAGACTTTCTGAATTAGCATGAGCTACTCCAAACGTCTTATTAACGCTGTAAAAAATACCTACCCAAATGAACCAGATCTTCACCAAATGGCTGAAGAAGGAAATCTTTATTTGGGCAGATATTTGGATGACTACTGCTCTACTAGCATTCCATTAGATACTGTACTGAAAGCAACTTCACTTGAACAACTAAAAAAGATTGCTCAAGAACAAGTAAAAAGGCTCAAAGTTTATCATATGTGGTGTGAAGAAGACCCTCGTAAAAAATGAGTAAGAGATTCTTATTTTGGATAATGAGATCAAAGATTCAATACAAACACTATTGTGAATGGCACTTTACAGGAATCTTTGGATTCATATTGTCAATTGCAATATTTTCGCGTGTGATTGATTTCATTATAAGGATTATTTTACTCCTTTTTCTATAATCTAATGTCTACTATTTTGGTAGACATTATTGGTCCCATAGCTCAGCTAATAATATCTGCCACTAGTTTAACTGCATAAAACCTTCGGCTTCTACCCGAAAGAGTCCAGGTTGGAATCCTGGGTGGCAGACAAATTGATTTTGAGGAGATTATGATCAAATTCCCAATGACAGTTTCGACATAGTTGAATTATGTTATTAGGATGATTAACATCTCCAATTGTATCTGTTTCTTTAAAAGAAGAAATAGGTTTGATATGACAAAGCTCTACATGTTTAGAATATCCACATATCGCACAAGGTTTTTTAGTTAATTCTTTAAACCATTGGCGAGCAAATAGTCGAATATGAACATTTTTAGATGAGGAATGTAGATCACTCAAACTTTTTTTTGTCCAATAACTAAGTAAAGTTGAATTTTTTAAATTTTCAGATTTACTTTCTAAATAACTATTCCAGTGAGTCTCGCATAAACGATGCCTATAACTCTTTACGATAGTATTGCATTTTGCACATTTTCTGGTAAGTTTTCTTTTAGGAGAAGACTTATTAGTAGAAATGGCAGAACATCGTTTTGAACAGAATTTTGGATTTGTGGTTTCAATACCACATTGAGCGCAGTGTTTCATACAATAATATACAAAAAAATACTCGAACTTGCAAATAAAAAATAATCTTGCGGTCGAAAGTTCGAATCCTGATGGGATCACAATACAGTAACAATCAAACAGTAATAAACACTTAATCACAAAAACCAATGAACAAAATTCTTATCAATGGTGATCATGTAACAGTACATGACTTTGATGCAACAGAAGACAAACTCCCAGTTGGCGTGTATGTCTTGAGATTCAACATGATCCAAGGGTACTATCTGCAGAAGGAGTCTGAAACCTTCAAGATGCCACCAAAGATTTACAATTACCCAAAAGAGCTGATCACTCGCTGGCTTACCGCCTGGGAACACACCCCAAAGAACATGGGTATCCTGCTTGCAGGAGAAAAAGGATCAGGAAAAACCATCACTGCGCAATTGTTGTGCAATGAGTCAAAGCTTCCAGTGATCCTTCTTACAGAACCCTTTACTGATGAGGGTTTCAAACAATTCATCAGCAATCCTTGTTTTCACAACTCAATCGTCTTTATTGATGAGTTTGAGAAAATCTATGACCAAGAGGGCCGCCGCTCTGAAAATGACAGTGTTCAGAATCTGTTGAGTCTGATGGATGGCATGTACAATACACACTTGATGTTTGTGCTGACAACCAATACACTGGATATCAGCACATTCCTCACCAATCGTCCAGGTCGCGTGAAGTACAAATCAGAATTTGGCTTTCTCACACCCAAAGATGCAGTCGAAATTGTACAAGATCGCCTTGTCAACATGGAACACGAGAAATCTGTGTATACAATGTTGGATAACTATGGTAATTGTACCATGGATATCATCACTAAGGTGATTGATGACATGAACCTCTTCAATGAGGATGCCATTACTGTCGCCAAGTACATGAATCTCAAGCAGGAATCTCGCAATTACAGAGTAGATCTTGCTTGTCCTACTCTGGAAATGGATCCACGTGAAGCTGATCAGTGGTATCGCAAGAACATCCTTATGGATGGTGAGGTAATTGATGAACGCATCTATCTCTCAAAAGAATTGAAAGATGCAATGCGCATTCAATTCATTACCAAATTTGCAAAGTCTGACAGTGACAAAGACTTTGAGAATGCGAGAAGAAGCTTTGACAGTGCTCTTGGATCTGATGCTTACATCTATCTTGAGGTAGAGGCTAAGGATGTTGTGCGTAACGATGATGGTAGCTATACTGTCGTTAAAACACATAACTTCCACAATTACAATGATTTCAGTGTTACAGGTGGTAATCCTGTACTTGAATTCATCATCACTCTGCATCCTGAAAAGAAGTATTCTGCAGTAACTAGCACCTACGGGTACGCAGTTCTTTAATCTTCAGTAGTTGTGGTTGAAAAGGCTCCCTCTCAAGTAGAGGGGGCTTTTTATTTATTGAAACACTTAATCTTATATACAATGTCAAAATCAAGTGTGAAACATCACATTATGGAAGTCCTTATGCGCGCAGAGAATGGACTTTCCAACGAAGAAATCAGCTGGGCTATCAGAAATATCCCAGATGAGGATGCACCTGGTGTAGTACCAGGAGATCCTGTAGTTTACAATCACGAGCATAACAACATTTTTGATGCTTGTGGAATCAGTGATGAAGTTGCTGATCGCATCCAGGAAGAATACAGAGAAATTCGTCTTTCCTCCCCAAAAGGATCAAAAAGTATGATTATCCAAGCTTTGATCAACAATGGTTCACCAGATCTGATTCGTTCATTGGTGATTCGTGGCGTTCGAAGTATTGAAATCCAGCGTTCAATGCGAGAGTCTGAAAGTGATATGGACATCGTCAGAGGAGCGATTGGAATGAGCATTTCTAAAGACAAGCTCGCAAAGCTGCTTGACCAACTGAGTGCTGATTCTGATGGTACTCCACCATCTGAAAAACCAAAAGCAAAAGATGATTTTCAAGAGAAACTCCGAGATTTGCTGCGTAAATTGAAAGGAGGATCTTAATGAATGATCTCACTCCTGAACAACTTGAAGAGCTACGCAAAGCGTATGAAATGGCAGTCCTTGCTGACAAGAAAATCTTCGTTTTCATGGGGTCGCCAATTCTTACTGATTATGCTGGTTATCTCCTTGATCATGCAAGGTTGCAAGACAAGGGGATGGAATAACAGTAAACCTCGTTACAACCTGAATTTGAATGCTGAAAGCCCTCAAAAGCGTCAAGTATCTACTGCTGCTAATAGCAGTGTACTTAAGTGGAAGGTCAATTCCCTATAAGCATTTTGTAGAAACTACTGGAGCTGTAACTCTTGTAGATTCTGCAAAACATACCTACACTGTTCTGATTGATAATCAAACAATTGAAGTAGAAGCTACTGCAGGACCCTTGCCAAAACCACCCGCAACCATTATTATTGCTCAACCAAAAACAATCTTCAACTGATGAAAAAACTCTTGTTTGCCATGTTGATGTTTGTATCCACATTTGCCATGTGTCAAACAATGATGCCTGTGGATACAACCTCTAAGCTGACCCAGGAAGTTCTTGTAACTAAAGGAAAGCTGTCATTGACCAAAATCTATCTCAATCAGATTAATGAATTGACTGTATTGCTTCCAGATGCAGCATTCAATAAATCTACTGTGATTGATGATATCCCCAACACAAGTAGTGTAATTTATCAGAAAAAACGCATCTGTAAAGCCCAAGAAAAATATAACAGATTGCTATTCAGCAATTTTGTTGATATTGTGCCTTATACAGACAAAGCAAATCTGATAGCTGCCATCTTGTATCTGCAGGATATTATCCAGGATTTACGTTAGTGAAAATAGTTGCCAAGGTTCGATTCCTTAGGCAACTACCATAGTAGTGAAGTGGTTAAGTGTAGGGGGGAGATGATCTGGTGAAAGTCTCCCCTTTTTTTTATTTTCATGCCATGAATATCAAAAACACTCTCCATATGCTTAAAGTACTTGTGCGCTCAATTCCATTTATGATTGGTCAATTTGCCAACAGTGGAAAAAAACCTACAACTGAATCGCTTGAGGAGTTTTATCTGAGAGTACTCAATACAACAACTCATGAAGCGAAAGATACCAAGTATCCAAATATGAATGAAATTGTTCAACATGTCCATTATAATATGGCTGTTAGACCTGATCGTGAATACTATTTGGTAAGAAAAGACTTGGTAAAAAAAACTGAACAAATCTTACATTTAAAAGCAAAAACCCAACTCGATGCTGATTGCGACCCAATTGAACTTCCAAAAGAATAGCTCTTTTTGGAATGTATCTCAAAGTTTACCTTATGACGTGTGTGTGCATCATGATGATGCAGAAGCCATTGATTCAACCATGGAATGTACTCCTGCAGGAAATACAAACCATATTTATGCAGTAACTTCTAAAGATACTACCCAAGTTTATCCTACAGATAGTGAAGGACAAGCTCTATCTGCCACTCCTCTCTTTACTATAACGCGAAGAGAATCTTGGCTCTACAATAATCATCGTGAAATCATCCAAATGTTGTTTGACAGTCAACAAATCAAATATTTGGATGCACAATGTGATTTTGATAATTGGCACTCACACGAACATATTTAAAATGGAAATACTCCTGATACCAATGCTTCTTGTTCTTATATTGTTATTTATCAAAATTATTATTCTTGAAAAAAGGATAACATTTTTGATGAATCATGTTAAGGACTTGTGGGAAGCCAACAGTAAATTGGTAGAGACTGATACAAAGCTGATGGAGGGTCTTAAAACCACAACTGAACTTGTTGCATTTATGTCTAAACATGTAAAATACAAACATGAGTAGAACTAAGGAACAATACTTTGAACAAATTAATGAAGGTAAGGTGTATTTAGAACCCTCTTCTGAAATTTATGTTCCAAAGTACAGCGTGTATTTCAGCTACAATGGCAGAGATTACACTTTATTAGCAAACACTCCTCAAAAAATTGAGGAACTTGCTAAGGAAATGATTGTTGACTTTGTCAAACTTGACTATGACATATTCAATACAGGTGAATACCTGTTTGATTGTGGAGATTGGAGTATTCCAGTCAAACTATTCAAAAACGAAAATCTCATTTACTAACCCAAAGTAAAAACCACTACTATTATGACAACAAAAACCATCACCGCCACAGCAAAAGGAGTTGCCATTAACTACGAAGATACTGGCAAATCTTGCTTCATTCCCTATGAGCCAAATGCTTATCAGGAGAAAGAAAAACAGAATTATCAAAAAAGTGTACGCTTTTATGAGATGAACACCATTCAGCGTAACATGTACCGTAGATTACTGTATGGTCTGGGAGCATACTCTCAAGAGGAAATCAAAACAATGTCACCAGCCATTATTTTCTCAATCAACAAAGATCACCACAAAGCTAAGCAGCAAATTAATAAGCTCAAGTATGAGCGTATGTTTGGTGCTGTAAACAAATTACTCAATGTAATTTTTCCTCATGTGAAATTTGACTTTTATAAAGATGGACAAGATGTCAACTTCCCAACTTTTAAAGAGTTGAAAATCAGCACAATTGATATTGTGAACACATGGATCGAAGGAAAATTGTTACCTTCAAACTTTCACCAACTGTCAGAAGAACAATTACATTTGTAGCATGTTTAAAGACCTTAATAACTCAGAAATATCACTGGTTTATTACCAGTTTAGAGATCATCTTCAACGCTTAAATTCAGAGTTAGATTTGAAGTTACGAAGTGAACGTATTGATATACACATTGAGGATTTTAAGGTTACGCCTTTGGTGCTAATTACCATATCTGATGAAGAAGTGGCTGCTATTCGTAGTAGCCACTATTATCAAACTATCGTCTCTATAGTGGAAAAATTAAAACCTATTGTAGAGTTGATAGAAGAAGCTGAACCTCACATTAAAACAGAACTAGATGAATAACATGAAAAAGTATCTGTTATTTATAGGGTGCTTATTGGCGTTATTCACCATGCTCCCAATTACATTACAACTAATGAAACTGACAGGATCTGGAAGTTTCTTATTTGAAGGACTTGCTTATATAGGATTGATTATCGTCTTTTATTTTGCAGTCAGATCATTCATTTATACAATTAAAGCATTTATCGACATTGTCGAAGTGCTTGTAGAATCAAGTAAAAACCTCTTCTCATCAAGTAACAAAAACCAACAAGAAAATGAAAAGTAAAATTCTCATCCTGATTACTGCATTTGCAGTATTTGCAACAAGTTGTACCCAAATTCTGCCTACAGAAGCAGGATTTAAAGTATCAAACTCTGGCGATTACAGAGGTGTTGACTCATTGCCTCTCCTTACAGGATGGCAGACGTATTTCCCAGGTCAGACTTACATTGTTACAATTCCTACAACTATGCAGCACGTTGTGTGGTCAGAAGGTGAACAAGAAGGTTCTCAAGCAAATGAACATATCACCATTAACTGTATGGGTGGATCAGGATTTAAGGTAGATGTAGGTCTTAACTATCGAGTTATACCTGATAAAGCATCCAAAATCTACCTTAAATATAAAATGGATGATCTTGAAAATATTACGAATACTTTTCTACGTAATATTGTTCGAGGAGCTATGCAAGACGCATCTGGTGTAATGACAGTAGATAGTATGTTGAATAATCTACCTGCATATGAAGCCAGTGTAAGAAAAGATCTTGGAGTTCGTTTTGAAAAGGAAGGTTTTATTCTTGATGCATTTAACATTTTATCAATGCCTCGTCCTGTTGATGCGAATCTAGCTGCAGCAATTAATCAAAAGATCATAGCTAAGCAAAATGCAGAAACATCTAAACAACAGTTAGAACAATCTGTAGCAGAAGCTAATAAGAAAATAGCAGCAGCTCGTGGAGACTCAGCAGAATCAGTTATTCAGGCAGCAGGTAAAGCTGAAGCGATTAACAAGCTTCAGCAACATCTGACACCTGAGTATATTGATTATATGCGTATTCAAAAATGGAATGGGGCATATCCAACTACAATGCTTGGGTCAGGATCCAACACACTCTTCAATCTGAAGTAATATGTACTTTGTCATTCTTTTGCTAGGGTTACTTGTAGTAGTAATCCTAGCAAAGCTTGATAAGTATAGCACTATCAAGCATAACTGGAAAGTAAAGCTTTCATCATATGATGCGTGGGTTGAATCTCTTGAGGGACGCAGGATTATCTACAAAATTGCAATGGTAATTTGTGTGATACCTTGTGTAAACTATGCCATTGTATTTCTAGGACTAATAGCAATTGTAGTCCTGTTAGGACTTAACGTTTCTGCATCCAAATTCTGGGGGCACGACTTCTGGGATAAGTTATTCTAAGTAATTCAAAAATAACTCAATATGAGTAATCAAGAGTGTATTCTGGATAAGTTTCACAAAGTATTGGAGAAACTTAGTGAAGAGTTTGAGACAAAAAATACTGTAGTATTAGTTGCAGTAGAAATTAATCCCGATGGTTTTCCTGTAAGTCGCGTAAAGCACTTACAAGGATCTGCAGCAAACACAATAGCAGGATTGATCATGATTGATCGTACTGTAAAAGTTGAAATTGACAAATGGCATGACAAAATTGATGCTGTTGGAAACGTATCTGACAAAATCAATGAACTGTTTCAAAAAATTACAGGTGCTATGCCAAAGAATGAAGCAGAAGTAGAGGCTCTTCTTGAAAGAATGAAAGATGAAAAACCTGAGGTCTACGAAAGATTGAAAGATGTCATCAAAGACATCAAGAATTCTTTTGGAGGATAAGGATTTCCAAAGCACTAGTTATGACTGACAAACCAAAAAAGTTGTCGTACCCAATGCACATTTACATTAGTAAAAAGCATGGTGTTGTGATTACTTCAGTCAAAGATTTAATGGTTCATCCTTCGGGTGATAAGAGAAAGTATATGGGTTACACTTTTGATATAGGATATCCCAAACTACTCAATACTGGAAGGATTCTTTATGAACCTCGCAAAAAACGCAAACCACGTAAACTACCAAGCTGAATTAACATCGCACAACTGGAACCATCACTAGGTAGACCAACTTAAAGTACTTGGTAAGTGCCCTTATGGGAAAAGTAACTCTATGGAAAAAAGTTGTTAGGTGATTGGATGGGGCTAGACTTCCCCAAGATGAGCTAACGTGGTTGTTGCATCTGTATGATGCAAATAAAATCCTTTATCAGGAAACTGTATAGAGGTTGACAGCTTGGAAAGACAAGCACTTGGACCCTTAGCTCAGATGGTTAGAGCAGCAAACTCATAATTTGCGGGTCACTGGTTCGATCCCAGTAGGGTCCACTAAACATTCACTATCATGGGATTAGAAAAAGCAATTAAGCACAAGAAAGAAAAGCGTAAACCTTATAGAGGTGGTAAAGCTGTATCTTGTCAATGTCGCAATCATGGTTCTTGTACTTGGTGTAAGGACAATAGAACTTTTGCTAATCGTAAAAGAGAAGAAACATTAAAACATTCAATCAATGAATCCAATTCTTAAACAGGAAGAGGTACGCCACCATATTGTACCTGGTCAGATCTTTAAATTTATATCAGATAATTCTGAGATATCTTTATCTGATGCGCGTGATTATGCCTATAAAAATGGTATTCTTACAAATAGTTCAGATTATACATATTATAATAAAGACATACTTTATCATCCTGAAGAGTATAACGAGCATCAAGTTAAGTGGATTGGTGGATTTTTTCAGGCACATCCATGGATAAGTGAAATAATAATCATCTCTTTATAAATCAAAATATGGGTCCTATAAATTATAAATTTCCCAAAGAAGTGCGTTATCAACACTATGATGAAGCACAAAAAGAAATACAACTTGGCAAAGTAAGTATTGGCAATAAAGGTCTTTGCATAATGCTTGGTAATAAAGTAGGGAGAGGCTTTCTTTTTGTTAAAGACGCAATACTTGCAAAAGCTCATCCTGAGTTTTATCTTTTTACACCATCTAAGAAACTCAAAAAAATAATGGATCAAGATCCAATTGCCAGTATTTGGTGGTTTAGTGATGAAGAACGAATTATGGTATTAGAGTTTTGCAAACTAATGTGCCAAGATGAACCAGAAACTCAGATATGTACTGTACAATCTCATAAGAGAAAAGTATAAGTCGTTAGGGTATACTCTTTCAGACAAACAAGAGAAGCAACACTTGTTAGAGTTATGCGAAGCTCTTGAGTTTACAGTTCTTAAAAAACAACTTGAAAAAAATGAGTGAAATACCAACAGCAGAAGATTTTATACAAGATAAATCTCTTTGGAACGAATGTGTTAAAAAAGCAACAAAGCCCTGTTCAATTTGCAATGGTAAAAAGTGTAAAATGTGCTATAATGAGGGAACATGGACTAATATCTTTTTAGCAATGGAACTTTATAAATTAAATAAAACTCATGAGTGAAATATCGACAGCTGAAGACTTTCTACAATATCATTACCAAATAAGTTACTTCTATGATGCTAAAACAGGCCAAATGGTATGTTTTGCTTCTGATGTACAAAAGGCAATGATTGAATTTGCCAAGTTGCATGTTAAAGAGGCACTAAGATGCGCAGGTGAAGATGCAAGATGTGATTGGTATGATCACGACGAAATTTCTAACGAGAAATTATACCGAGTTGAGAAAGATACAATTCTTGATGCTTATCCTTTAACTAACATCAAATGAAAATATCAAAACAAGATGATAAAATTATCATAGATTTTATGCATCGAACCCTCTTAATAAAAGACAGTGAGCCTGGTGTCAAGATTGAATGCATGAGTAATGGTGAATTTATTCCTGAACTCAAACATTTGATCATTCAGAATGCGAATTTTGTTTATATACAATCAAAATCCATTCGACAAAAAATCAAAGCTACTCTGAAAATGATAAGAGTTATTTGGACAAAAAAACCACAAGACTACAGCAAAAAAGCTCGAATATATCATAGCGCGCTATTTGATGAATTGATGGATGAGATTTAACAACACAAAACAAAAACCTAAATGGCTAAGCATTTACTATTTGATATAGGATGGGCTACTTGGAATGGCGTAGTTCAAAATCATCCACAAACAGTTATGCGTGAACTTGGTATTACTTACCAACACGCAACTCCACAAAGTCTAGCAGATCAATGGTATTTCTGGAATTGCGAAAATGTTCCTGAAAAATTACCACCATATCTGAAAGTAATAGAAACAAATCCTGAGCTAATGATAGGATATGGTTTATCAGCTCAGGATGCTCACAACATCATTAACTATCAAAAATCCTAACAAATGTGTTTAATAATTAAGGATAGTTGGGAAAGACCAGATATCAAAACAGAAGATTATGTCAACTTTGTTCAAATAGCAGAGCAAGACATGAAAGTATATAAATACTTTTATGAAAATGATAATGCTTTGACTGAAGAAACAGAATACAGTACTCCTTATAGAGGATTTCCCATTACAGGAGATGGAGATATTATGACTGCCAAAAAATTTGGTGTTTATAAACGTCGTTACTACAACCCAAAGTGGGTAACAAGAAACTCATTTGCTCTTTTTGTTGATGCAGGAATTCATGCTTACACTAAAAAACCATGCTATTGGGGATCGAGAGCTGTCATAACAAAATGCATCATTCCTAAAGGCACTCCTTATATTTTAGGAACTGGTGATGAAATTGTTACTCTGCAGCTAATTGTTCCACCCTTAAAAAAGTAAAAAATGGCAAGAATCATTACTCATAAAAATAACAAGTTGCGTAAGTGGTTCTATAGCCATTATTTTAGAGAATCTCATCGTAATACTTGTTGGAAGTGTCGTATTTTCTGGTGGCAGCAATATAAAAAACACCCAGAATTGTATAACCATATTTATCAAACTCACAACAATGAACACGTTTTTAATTGATTCTCTTATAACACGAGGTCAAGAACTTTATTATGGTAAGGCTTATCGTACTATGGCATCAGAATGTGCTGAGAATCAAAAAGCAATGGTACAATTCGCAGTTAGTCTTCTTACTGAATCTCCTACTATGTATGTACGTAATGCTAAAAAACTGCTCAATAAATGTGGGTGGTTTAATGCAACAGACATATTCAAAATGCAAGATGTTTACTCATCTAAACAAAAAGTGTGGAGACATCTTAATTCTATAGACTGCCACATAATTCAAATATCAGACACTAAGTATTACAGAGCTCTTAGTACAGGAATAGTGTCAATGGAACAACTTCAAAAATTATAACCCAATGCGTATTTGGCATATAAGTGACACTCATAGTTTTCATGGGCTTTTAAAAGTTCCTGAAAATATAAATATGGTGATTCATTCAGGGGATTGTTCTAATCCTATGAATCCCTATTTGAATCAATTTGAGGTACTTAACTTTATTGAATGGTATGCTTCTCTTGATATCAAATACAAAATATTTGTAGCTGGTAATCATGACACAAGTATTGAAAAAAGATTAGTTACACCTGGAGAATTTGCATCAAAAGGTATTATCTATCTTGAGAATAGCTTTACTCAAATTGAAGGTCTCACCATTTGGGGAACACCTGTTACTCCAGAGTTTGGTGTAGGATGGGCGTGGAATAGAAAGAGAGATAAGATGCATAAAGTGTGGAATTCTATGCCTATAGATACTGACATTATGATCTCTCATGGTCCACCAAAAGGAGTGTTGGATCTTTCAAGAAACAGACAGCATGAGCTTGAATTTTGTGGATGTAGTAACATGAAAAAGAAAGTACTTCAGTTACAACCAAAGTTGTGCTTATTTGGACATATTCACAACTATGAAGACATTATGAATGCTGGGACTATGCAAATCAATGGTTGTCAAACTATATTCTCTAATGCAACGTGCATGGAGGATGGCAAGTTTGATAAAGGAATTGTAAATCATGGTAACATTTTAACAATTTAACTAAGGAGGACAAAGCATGAGCGACACAAAGCAGACGGCTGTGGAGTATATCAGAAGCATATATAGCCGATACAATAAAATACCAAAAGAAATATTTGAGAAAGCCCTCGCAATGGAGCGTGAGCAGATTGTTGAGGCAAGAGTATCTGCACCTATTTATGATTGTGCAGAAGAAAAAGAATACATAGAAGAAGCAGAACAATACTACACCGATAACTATGGCAACAAATAAAATTTGGCAGGAGTGCTTGGATGAGGCAAAAGAGCCTTGTGAATTTTGCAATGGTTATGGATATAAGATATTGCGGTTGGGTTTGCTGAGTGGTGTGCTATGAATTATGTGCCAACAGTTGCGTCAGGAGAGTTGAAATATTGGCAAAAAGGTACTTACCAAAATAAAGAGTATTACTATTTCACCTCCGAACTATACGACATCTATGTTAAATCGCTTGAGGGATGAAAGACAAAACAAAAGAATTACATGGTCTTATGAAATTACCTGCAGAGGCTCTTTTAAAGATAGCAGAAGATGAAATTCGTCAACTTAAAATCGAGATTGGCAAATATAAATCAGAAGTTCAGCATTTAGAATCACAAATATCTGAACTTAAATCATCTAATGATGTTAATCGTGAAGCAAGAATACTTGCACGTAAAGAAGTCTTATATCAGGAATTAAAAAATAGAAATCATGTACTTTCTAAAGATATGAGAAAACTTCAAAACGCTAACAAAGATTTAATAATAAGACTATTGAAACATGAAAACAATAATTCGTGAAAATACATGGTTAACCAGAGACATACCTGGTCTATCTTTTGGATGGGGCAATGGATATGTTTTAATTCCAAAAGATCATCCCTTACATGGAGTTGACTATGACAATATCAAAGTTGATGTACATGGAGGATTAACTTTTGCAGGACCAATAACTGCTCAAATAGTAAAAGATTGGGAGTTAGATCCTGAAGATGAAGGAAAATGGTGCGTTGGATTTGATACTGCGCATTATAGGGATGATATTTTAACTTGGCCCAAAGAAAGAGTAAAGCAAGAAACTGAGCGATTAAAAGACCAGTTAATGAATTATGATGAATCATAAAAGTTAATTACTATGAAAACATTGTTTCTCGTAGTTTTTACAGCCATCCTTATTTTATGGGTGGTTTTTTTGTTTTATCATCCTTTACTTGCTTTAATCTTTAGTGGAGGGATATTACTTTATATGTTCTTTCATGATAAGCGTTATCCAAATGGGTCGTAACAGTATTATATTCAGCGTAAGTGTTATTTGCATATTGATTTATGCAGCTTACCAATTATTCAAACCAGCTCCAAAAATATGGAGTGGACAAGTATGGGTTTCAACTACTCAGATATCCTCTGAGGACATGTATGCAAATAGTTACACTCTTAGTGAAACTTGTAAAGTTGTAAAGATTATTGACAAAGATGTTGTTTATGTAAGTTATCCCTCAAAGGATACTTGTGTAGTCAATGAAGAGTGTTTTCTATTTAATGCTCAACGCATCTATTAATGAATCTACGAGACATTGAGCTTATTGCAGGTGATGCTATTCAATGGTATCAACGTAATCCAGGTGAAGAAACAGGTTCTGTTGCCGAACATGGACCTGCACTTGTTGCACGAAACTATACAAAGTATAGAAAAAGTTTTATAGAAAAACACACTTCTATAGATGATTCTTCACCAGATGATTCTTTACCTAATAAGTTTGATCGTAATCAAATGATTTGGGAGTTCTATAAAGCTGCTGAAACTGGATTAAAAGCAAATCCAAATCAGCCTATAATTGACAACGCTATGCAATTGGCTGAGGCCATTCAAAAAACAGATTACTTTCTTGAACAAATAATTAAATAACATGGGACTTGATATGTTTTTACATAAGGTTACTTATGTAGGAGCCACGTATGATCACAATGACGTAAAGGGAGTTGTCCACATTGATCGTGGAGAAGATCATCTTCCTATAAATTTCAATCGAATCACTTCCATTAAGGAAGAGGTTGGATATTGGCGTAAAGCTAATGCAATTCACAAATGGTTTGTTGACAACGTGCAAGATGGAGACGACAATTGTCAATCTTACGAAGTCAGCTTAGATTCTTTAAAAACTCTTAGAGACTTATGTCAAGAGGTGTTAGACAATCCTGATCTAGCAATTGAAAAATTACCACCTTGTGAAGGATTTTTCTTTGGATCAACTGATGTTGATGAATATTATCTAACCACTCTTAAAAACACAATAGAGATAATTGATCGTGTATTATCTGAAGACAATACACGTGCTTGGTTTGAGTATCATTCATCATGGTAAAATTATGAAAGGATTATTTCGCGCATTGAAAATTGTTCCATATGAATATCTGGAGCAAGAATTGAAAATCTTAATTGATGAATGCGAAGAAACTCGCAAAGAAATCAGAGAAGATTGTATTGAAAAGATCAATCAAGCTGACAAACACGACGGAGAAAGAATCATTCAAATTATGAATGAAACTCAATCAAAATTAGATATGCAATATGCTGTAGAACAGGCATTACAGAGATTAGTAACAAAAGTAAAATAACCACTAAACCAAACAACTAGTATGTTTCTCATTAAATCACACCTTGAAGGTACAACATTCACAATTCGATTACATGAAAATCAAGCAGGAATTCCTGTTGATATTGATGTAAAAAATTACAACTTAAAAGCAACTTCTGCTTCAGTATTGACCAAATTTCCTATTGGAACCACGTTTATTGTAACTAATATTACTTGGGGTTCAGTAGAAGGTGTTATTGTGGGATCAATTCGTCCATTGTTTTACGAAAATACAATATACGCGTTGAGTTTGAGCTCTGATACAACTCCAACCAATGCTGATGTAGAGTATATGATTGACTGGATGATTTCTCATCCTGATTATCGTTGCGAAAAAGCAAAAGAATATGCTGCAAAGTTTACTGAAAGTGGCTATAAAGTAGATGTTGAAAGCAAATGCAAATCTTATAAAGAAGATACAACAGGCACATTGCGTGATCGCATTATTCGTACATATCCTTGTCCTTCTGAAACAGAGATAGGATTTCACGTAGAACCTGAAGTATGGTATCTTCTTGTTCGTAATATTATGAAAGGAGAAAACACTCTCATAATTGGACCTACTGGTACTGGTAAAACAGAGTTAATTTCCCATGTTGTTAAAGCAATGGGTAAATTTCTTAAGACTGTGGATATGGGTACTGTACAAGATGCTCAGTCTGCTTTGCTTGGTGTCCATCGTCTGAATAAGGAAGGTCATTCTGAGTTTGATTACGCTCCATTTGTAGATTATGTACAACAGCCTGGTATTGTGCTGCTTGATGAGATTAACCGTTAATAAATAATTGCTTAAATACTTGTTTAATTTAACCAACTTTTGTATATTAGTATTAAGATCATCTAATACTTAATATATGACACCTTTATTCACAAAAGAAATTAATGCAATAACTGTAGATTCTGGTATATACTACTTGAAAATCAATGAGTTAAACTATGTAGGAAGCTCTGTTAGCTTAAAAACACGACTTCTTGAACATAAAAACAAACTTTTGAAAAACAAGCATGAAAATTCCAGAATGCAAAACATCTTCAACAAATATGGTAAAGAGAAATGTTATTTTTCTATACTTCAAATTGCTAAAGATGCATCAAAAGAAAAGCTACTTTATTTGGAAAAAGAGTGGATTGATTTATTAGGCCCAGTACTTAATAATAAGCTTGATCCTGTAACTCAAAATAACTCAGTACCCAATAGTAAAACTGTATATCAGTTTACCTTAAATGGTCAAAAAGTAGCTAATTATCCTTCAACTAAAGAAGCACATAGGCAAACACAAATTTCTGCAAGTTCTATTGTACAAGTGTGTAATGGAAAATTAAAATCTGCAGGTGGCTATTTGTGGAGTTATAATCCTAGTGCTGAAATTAATTATGATCTAGAAAGATCTAAATGGAAATGGGTAGGTGTAACTATGATAGATTCAGAAGGTTTGATTTCTGAATTTAAAAATATAGCATCTGCAGCTCGTTCCATTTTTCAAGAAGGAGATAATTTTGATAGTTTATGCGCATCAATTTCAAGTGTTTGTAACAATAAAGGAAAGTTAGTTAAAGGAAAATACAGATTTAAGAAGGGGATAGCGGTTGTAAAACAGGGTGAATTGCTGGAAACTCCTACTGATGGCTCAGAGGACAATCAGCAGCCAAGCTTGAGTAGTAATACTCTTGAAGGTTCAACGACTAATAGCCGAGTCCTACCAAGTAATGTTGAGGACAGTAATGCTAACACGAGTGCCCTGCCCATTGTCATAGAAAGAGATATAAATGGTACTCCATTAATATCTGCTACTTTCAAAATAATAGACTTTGGTGATGATATAGTCTGAACTGTATAGTAATATACAGAAATAGAAGATAAAGAACTTCTATGATAACAATTTGGCCCCACTTTCAGCTGCAAACATCTTGTTTCCATGCTTGGATAAGCGTCGTTATCTTCCAATTGATATTGCCCACTCAGGAGATACCACATTGCGTCATATTCCAATTCACAATGAGTGTGTATTCTTTGCTACTGCTAACTTGGGTTCTGAGTACTCTGGTACTACTCAAATTGACAGAGCATTGTTGGATCGCTTTTTCCCAATTGAATTAACGTATCCAAATGAAGCTGCAGAAACCAAAATTCTTCAAATTAGAACAGGTGTGGATGAGCGCACAGCAAAAGCAATTGTAAAAGTATCTAAAACAATTCGTGAGCAGTTTAAAGCTCAAGAACTTAGCAATGTAATCTCAGTTCGTCATACTTTGATTGCTGCTAGTCTTGTAAAAGATGGTTTTGATACAGTGGCAGCTCTTACTAAAGTAATTCTTCCTCTGTTTGAAGAAGGTGATGGATCTGCATCAGAACGCACAAAAATCAAAGCAATTATTGCAGCTCGATAACCAAATGGGGATGGTTATTGAAGGATAATCATCCCCTTAATTCAAATAATATGGCATATTTCAGAGATTGGTTTGGTCGTAGTGAAGAAGAAGCCTTTACAAAGTATGATAGATCCCGACGTACTGTACATTGGGATAAAGGTTATGACAATTATTCTGATTTTTTCTTTGGTAGAAAGTCAGGTTTAATTAATCAAAAGGATGCTGCAAGTCTTCTCCTTACTATGAGTAAGGTGATGGAAATTAGCACCCATCAATATACAAAAAGTGTTGCAGATAAAGCAACGACTTCTGATATAGTTCTTCCTGTAGCAATGCTACAAGAAAAGGGTGTAACTACTGACATATTCCTTGGAGCTGCTCTTCAAAATGTAGCTTATAGTAAATATCAGTCAAAAGCAGAAAAACTATCTGCTGAAAAGTTGTCTAAAAAGCCTACAATTGAATCAATTGTTTATTCTACTTTAAATGCAGAAAGAGTAAATAATCTTATGGCAGAAGACGCACCTGGATATCTTAAGTTTGTTCAAAAATTTAAGGAGCATACTTTTAAGAGTCGACCAGCTGTAATAGAAGGTGATAAGAAAGATAAACGTCTTCTTGAATTGTTTGATAGAATCATTCGTTATCCTACCCAAATTACAGATGAAGAGCTTGAGGAATTCAAAGAGCCACTTGATAAAATACAAGATATAATCAAGAAAGCAGGAGGTATTCCACCAGAAGGAAGTAAGTGTCAAAAAGTTAGTAATCAAATAGGTAGTGTCATTAGACGTTATATCGAAGAACCACCTGAAAGTGAAGATGAAAGCAAAGAAGAAGGTGACAAAGATTCTAAAAAATCAGGATTAGGAGATCCAAAAGGTGAACGTACTGGGGATCCTTCTGCATTTTCAACACCTGAAGAACTTGCAAAGTTTTTAAAGGAACTTGAGCAAACCATGAAAAATGAAAAGACTCAAAAAAGTGAGGATTTTAGTAAATTCATGGATGAGTATAGGAATCAAGAAGAACTTTCTAGTAGCAAAATAGATACGCGTAAGGTTAAAATTATTCATCCTGAGTTGACTAGTGTGAGTAAAGATCAATATAAACGTTTTGCTAAAAAAGTTGATCTTACAAAGTCTCATGTTCTTCAAACACTTCTAAAGCGCAAAAATAGAGACTATCAATTTTGCCTTAAGTCCATGCGTAGTGGTCGTCTTGATACCAACAAGCTTGCAGAAGCCAAACAAATGGTTCAAACAATCTATGAAAGAATTGGTAGTGTGAAAACCAATAAACTTTGCGTAGGAATTCTTGTTGATGAATCAGGTAGTATGCATGGTTATCCAATAGAGTATGCTCGTCAAGCTGCAATATTTCTTAATGAATCATTAAAAGGTGTTAAGGATGTCGAGTTGTTTATATACGGACATACTGCAGATAATCCTCTTTTTGGTGGATCAGGCACTACTCAACTTTTTGTCTATAAAGAAAAGGATAAAGTTAGTGATGCTGCTATTGGAGAAATGGGTAAACATCTTTATGAAAATAGAGATGGTGTTGCTATGATTACTGCAGCAAGGAGAATGAGACAGCAAACTCAAAACAATGGTATTTTCATTTGTATAAGTGATGGATGTCCTGCAGCACATGGATATAGTGGACCTACAGCTAATACCCATGTTCGCAGAATGGCTATTGAAATTGAAAAAATGGGATTCCAAGTTATTCAAGTGACAATTGGTGGATACAGAAGTAAAAACATGTTTAAGCATGTTATTAACATGGATGATATTACTACATTTCCACAACAATTTGTTACTTTTTTGAAGACCAAGATTGATACGATGATTAAAGAAAAAGTGACAGTGTAACAATAATTAAGGGGGTACTAGAGAAATCTAGGCCCCCTTTTAAAACAAATATCATGAAACAATTAATCAAATTTACTGTAAACAACGCAGATTACAAAATTGCTGTACCATCTGCAGCTACTACAAGTATATATTCTAGTATGTCTACTAAGGATATGACAGCAGCATTCTTAGATGCAATTAATAAACAACGAAATAATATCAAAAGATTTATTCGTAGAAAACCAGTTCTTGAAACAGTCAGTAAATTAAAAACAACTGAAGGTGAAAGTATCAAAGGTTGTTTGACTATTGAAGAAATGATTGATGTTTTTACTTCTGCTCGTAAAACTATTTCTTGCAAACTTGTAGTAGATGAGAGTAGTTATGATCAAATGTTTGGTATCAACTTCGATACAGGAATGATTGTTCTCTACAAGAAAGAATGGGAAAATACATTTGAAATGATAGGTTCTATGCCTTATGATACTATCTATTCTAATTGGGCAGATCTATTCTTTCCAGAACATCCTGAAACTGAGGAAGAAGAATTTGATATAGATGAACTTAAAGATTCAGAAATAAGTGAATCTTCAGGATCTGAAAGTAAGTCTGAGATCAAATCTAAAAGAAAACACTTTTTCACAGAATCTATGATGGAACAACTTGATGAGCCAGCATTTGAAATGTGGAATTGGTTTTACAATCTGATGGATATAAGAGGTCAAGTAATTATTGAATATAGTGGATCAGGTGATTCTGGGGCTATTGATGATATTATAGTTGAAGGTACTGTAGTTACAACAGAATTACGTGATAAAATAGAAGAACTATGTTGGAAGTTAATTGATTCTAAGGAAAGTGGATTTTATAATAATGACGGAGGATATGGTGAGATTATTATAACTGAATCTAAATTTTCTTGGAAACATTATAACTATATCACAGATACTCACCAAAGTGTTGATGATGAAGTTGATTTATCAGCAGATGCTTATAAATCAATCTCTTATGGGGAATCAATCCCTTATGAATCAATGCCTACTGCTAAACCAATAGATCCTATTGCAGGTACTGCTATTCACAGTACTCTTGAAGATATGGTTAGATCTTACAAAGATGTATTATTATCAAAGGGAGAATGGGTACCAAAAGACAGTTATTCAACTGAAGGAACTGACGAATCTAAAGATCTTCTCAGCTAATGGCTACCCCTTATCATCACGCAGAATCCAGTGCTCGCAAACATGGGGGTACTTGGGATCAGTATATCACTATTCATAATTGGTTTGATGCAACAAAAGCATGGGTTGCAGATGTTCGTCACAGAGCATTCAGACATCATGCAGAAGGAATATTTGAGGCTGAAAAGATATTTGGAGTAATAACAACAATTATTCTATCAGATGGTACTATTAAACATGTTCCTACTAGAGTAATAGGTGAACAACATGTAATTGAAGATTGTGGTTTTATTCCCAATGCTAAAGATTACGTTAAGGGTATGAAAACAGAACCCTGGCAAATGAAAGTAGGAACTAAAGTTGAAGTAGATCTAGAGAAAGAATCCTCAAAAGTTTAGCCTTATAATACCATAAATTTTGTAAATTTGTAAAGTTTAAGCTTAATTATTGATAGCTTGGTAGTCATATATTTTATGTCTCTAAAATAATGATTATCAGCCTTCCAAACGGAAAATCAATTGAGATCTCTTTGGAAGCTTATTTACGAATGACTGATGAAGATTTTGAGTATCTGATGTCATTAAACTGGGGTGAAGATATCATTAATCCATTCGAATCCAGTGTATTACTGTATGGTGAGTACAAGGAAGAAGAGGAAATTGATGAAGATTCTGACTCTGAAGAAGTAGATAAGCTTAAAGATCTTGATTCGGAAAATCATGACGAATGATTGCAAAGTTAAAACAGTGTGCAGGATGTGGTGAGTTAAAACCTATATGGAAAAACCACGAAGGTGAAAAGTACTGCAAAGACTGCTGGTATAAAAAGGAACCTGCAAAGTTTCCTAAAAAACGTGCACCCCTTAAGGGAAAATCTGACAAACAATCTGTACTAGATGTAGCATATGCTATGTTGCGTAAAAAGTTTGTAACAAGTAATCCATATTGTCAAGCAAGACTAGAAGGATGTACTAAAACCACTACCGATGTTCATCATAAGAAGGGTAGAGGAAAGTATTATCTTGATCAAAGTACTTGGTTAGCAGTATGTAGAACTTGTCATTCTTATATCGAAACACATCCTGCAGAAGCTAAAGAATTAGGGTTTTCAATATCAAGAACAAGTAACAATGATGAAGACTAATGATGAAATTGCAATTAAGTACTTTGATGTAGTACTTAAAGATCTGACAGATCTTGTACATCACGTTGATGAAGATTGTCCTGTTGAGTACAGATCTGATCATTTACAAACTAAAATTGAGCAAGTATATGACTTAATTGAGTCAATTGCTCAAGAAAGTTTAAACGCAGATAGGGCTGATGAACAACCACCAATCATTGAGCTCTAGAGAGCTAATTCAAAAGGAAGCTCTGGAAATTGCTAAAAAACATAACAGATGTGGATTAGCTGTCTCTATGGGTGTAGGTAAAACCTATATAGGACTTATGCATATGGATTGGTATCTACGTGAAATCAATAAAGATGCTGAGTTTCTAGTAGTAGCACCAAAGAAAAGTATTTTTACTAGTTGGTTTGATGAGATGGATAAACATGGTTTCTCTCATCTTAAAGATCGAGTAGTAGTTACGACTTATCTAAGCCTTAATAAACAATCTCTAGAATACGATGTTATTTATTTGGATGAATGTCACAGTCTTTTATACTCTCATGAATTTTGGCTAACATCTTATGGTGGTAAAATAGTAGGACTTACAGGAACACCTCCACGCCATAAGAATAGTGAAAAAGGGGAAATGGTTAGTAAGTTTTGTCCTATCAAGTATACTTATAAAATTGATGAAGCAGTAGGAGATAAAATTCTGAATGATTACAGAATTATAGTACATCCTGTGAATCTCAGTAAGTTAAATACTTATAAAGTAGAAACTAAAACCAAAGTATTCTTTACTAGTGAGGACGCAAATTATAGATATTGGACCAATGTGCTAAATAGAGCTGATAATCCTAAATCAGAACAATATTTTAGAATAGCGAGAATGAGGGCTATTATGGAATATCCTACCAAAGAAAGATATGCACTGAAACTTGCAAATTCAATTGAAGGTAAGTGTATTATATTCTGTAATACTCAAGATCAAGCTGATAGAATGTGCACTCATAGTTATCATGCCAATAATCCTAGTAGTGAAGAAAATCTTCAACTTTTCAAAGAAGGAAAGATTGATAGATTATCATGCGTTTTACAACTTAGTGAGGGAATTAACATTCCAAATCTTAAGAATGCAATTATTATGCACGCTTATGGTAATGAGCGTAAATCCTCACAGAGAATTGGTAGAGTATGTAGATTGTCTCCAGATGAATTAGCTCATGTTCATATTCTAATGTATCCAAATACAATAGATGAAAAATGGGTTGAGAAAGCTTTAGATGATTTCGATTCTGAAAAAATTACATACAGAGATGTATACACTAGTTGAATTTAAAAAAGAAGGAAGTGTTCTTAAGCCAGATGGTGCCAAAGAAGCTGCCAAATATCAACGTATGCTTGAATCCCTTGAAGAAGGAGTAAAGGTTCATGCAATGTTAGAAATTATCAATGATGACCATAGTCTTGTACAACTTGCAAAAGTTCATGCTCTTATTAGAGAGCTTGCTCATTGTACAGGGAACAACTTTGAAGATGTTAAACTTGAAGTAAAGAGAAAAGCAGGATTAACTGTAAAGTCTACAGATTCTACTGGTAGTAAAATAGAATTTGTCAAAAGCTTTGCAGACTGTAGTAAAGAACAATTATCAATGGCTATACAAACTTGTATAGAAATTGGTAATGAATATGGATGTATTCTTTATTAAGAATGTTCAGAAGTATCTGGTTCAGATAATGACGCAATGTCAACCATCTCTACCATATTATTAGCTTTAGCATAATCTACTGAAGCTTTAATAAGATAAAGCATAGTCTCGTAATTTGCTATCCATTCTTCTTTAATTTGTTTTGATTCTATTTGCTTAACAGCTTCTTCTAGATCTTGTTCAGTTTTACCATCATAGGTAGACTTTAGAACTAAAAGAAGTCGTTGATAGAAATCAGGACGAAACTTAATTTGGATAATAGCATCCTTCTTGATTATCTCTATTTGTTGAGGGGTCTGTTCCATTAGAATTTTACTTCTTGTTCAACTGTTTGATTCTGCTCTTTAGCACAAAGATCAACACGTTCGCAAATTGATTCAATTATCTCCCAGGATTCCTGATCGAGATGAATCTTTTTATCCAAATGCTTAAGCAATATCGTCTGCAAATTGAAGATGTCGCTTGGGCAAAAAGGAACTTTGATTTCTGCGTTTTGCTTTAGAACAGTTACATAAGTACTTGCCATAGTTTAAATCTCTTTAGTTTACATGAGCGAAGTTAAAGAAAAAATCTCAATAAGTGAAATTCAAGCAAAATTAATTGAACGATTACAGCAAAGTGGATGGGCAACTTTTCTCAAAGGTTTTCTACAATCAAGTGATTTTACTCAAATAATTGAGTATTTGGTTAAAGAAAACCAGGAAGGTAGGAGGTTTACACCAGCACTTAAGCAAATGTTTAGGGCATTTGAAGAATGTCCAGTAGACAAAGTAAAAGCTGTTATTATAGGGCAAGATTGTTATCCTCAAGTGATGGTAGCTGATGGAATTGCTTTCAGTTGTAGTAATACTAAAAAAGCTGAAGCAAGTCTTAGTTACATCCTCAAGGCTATTAACAAAACTGTTCCTGATGAAGACAGAGATATATTAACTCCTGATAATCAATATGATCTGATAAGATGGTCACATCAGGGAGTTCTTGTAATTAACTGCGCATTTACAACCCAAATAGGTAAAGTAGGAGCCCATATGCATATATGGAAACCTTTTACTGATTATCTGATTGATATGTTAAATTTTAATCAATCTGGTCTTGTATGGGGGTTATTTGGCAAACAAGCTCAAAATTATGAAGAGTCAATAGGGGATCATCATAGTGTATTCACGTGCGTACATCCTGCTTATGCAGCGTACCAAAGACTACATGAATGGGATTGCAATGACATCTTTAATAGGATTAATGGGCAACTTGTTGATTACAAGAAAGAAAAAATCTTATGGTAAACTTTTAAAGTTTACAAAAAATGACTATATTTACATTCTATGTCAACTACAGGAAAATCTCTTAGAGAGCTGGGTTTTATACACATTTCTGAGTCTTATGATAAGGCTTTAGAATATAGTTTAAAACGTAGTACTGGAGAGATACGAAGCTTAAAAACACCCTGGCCATCATTTAATGATGCTACAATGGATGGAATTGAGTGGAATAGCTTGACAGTAATAGCAGGAAGACCTGCAAGTGGCAAAACTCTTATTGGATCCCTTATTTCTAGGGAAGCATTTAAACTTAATCCATCAGAAGATTTTTGTGTTTTAGACTTTCAATTTGAAATGCTTGCTCGAACTGTAGCCATTAGAGAGATTAGCGCAGGAATTGATGTCAGTACGCGAAGATTAAACTCTGTAGGAGAAAAAATTACAGATGAGGATATGGCGTCAGCCAGAGCTTATTGTGAAGCTCACAGACATAAGGAGATTTATACTTATGAAATGCCTCTTACTGTAGATAAAATGCGCGATAAGATTTATCAATTTGTTGACTACAAAAAGAAGCCATGTCTAATTACAATTGATCACAGTCTGTTGTTAAGAAGAGATGCAAGCGAAAAAGATCGAATAGATGGATTATACAATCTCAGTAATATGTTAGCTGAGACAAGACGCAGATTGCCTGTAAGCTTTGTTGTGTTAAGTCAGCTTAATAGAGATATTGAGAGTGTAGATAGAATCAAACCAGGAACTCAGGGTAATTATGTAAAAGACTCTGATGTATTTGGTGCAGATGCTTTATTGCAATATGCTGATGTTTTAGTTGGAATTAACAGACCAGCTAAATATGGGATTCATCAGTATGGTCCTCAAAAGTATATTACTGATAAAGATACTATTGCTGTTCACTTTCTTAAAGTAAGAAATGGCGATCCTTGTCTTACATTCTTTAGGGCAGAGTTTGCCAAAAGCAGAATTTATCAAACAAAGGTAGCTACGGCTACATAAATCTCAATAAATATGTACAAATCAACAGAAAAGGCGACAACTGCGCCAAAACCTTCACTTGAGAATTGGAAAACTGCTCAAGCTGAACTGATTCCCTTAGTCAAAGAAGCCCTCAATAGGGTTGGCTTTAAGGGATTCACAGACAAATCAATCAGACCTAAAACTTTGCGAGAGTATCCTCATGGAAAATATCTCTATGTAAAGTCTTTTGAGTTTGAGAAACCAATGATTGCTGTTTTCTATGATAGAACTTGGCAAGAAAGGATAAGTGTGGGGGATGGTCTTCCAACAAGTGACCTTAAAGTTTATTTACTCAAGCCATGTAAAAATTATGCTGAGGTATATAAATCTGAAGAGCTTGATGAATATGGTCCATATTTAGTGCCCATAGAAGATCTAGAACTTATTTATCCAAAAGATAGTTCTGCTACTCCAGGTTTATTTGATATGACTACTTCAGCTGATTTGTCAGATGAAGAGGATAAAGATGAAAATCTATCAGCAATGACTATTAGAGATTATCTGGCAATTCATCAATGTATGCCTGTTAGTACTAAACCATGGTTAAACGACACAATTAAGAAAATCAATGCCATCAGAAACAAAGATTGATTTGCCATTAAAGCCTGTGAAAGCTTTGACAAAATCACCAAAAGAACTTATTATTTTTAGTAAACCAAAAGTTGGTAAAACTAGTTTACTTGCTCTCTTACCAGATTGTCTCATTCTAGATTTTGAGAATGGATCTGATTATGTAGAAGCTCTTAAACTCAAAGTCAACAGTATTGATGAACTGAAACTAATAGGTAAAGCTATTAAGGAGGCTGGTAATCCTTACAAGTATATTGCTATTGATACTGTAACTGCGCTTGAGGAATTTTGCATTTCATATGCAGAAGACTTATACTCAAAATCAGCAATGGGTAAAAATTGGTATGCAGATGGAAAACCAAAGTATGGATCTATCATCAATATGCCAAATGGAGCTGGTTATCAATGGCTTAGACTTGCGTATGAAAAAGTACTCGACTTTATTAGACCACTTGCACCAAGATTGATATTGGTAGGTCACGTAAAGGACACTCTTTTGGATAAAGCTGGTAATGAATTCAATAGCATGGACTTAGACCTTACAGGTAAAATTAAGCGTTCAACTGCTAGTGATTCAGATGCAATTGGCTACCTTTACAGAAAGGGTAATCAAAATATTATCAGTTTTAAAACATCAGATCAAGTGTCTTGTGGGGCTCGCCCAGAACACTTGAGAAATCAAGAATTCCCATTATCTGAAGTTACAGATGCAGGCATTATAGGATTCTGGGAAAAAATCTATATTGACTAACAACTAAACTAAACAACATTATGGCGTTTTCAAGTAAAACAGCAGCAGAAACCCTAAGTGGGTCAAGTATTTCTAAAGTAATTCAACCAGGCAATGTGGTTGCTAAAGTAGTGGATATTAAAATTGAGGTTCCACCTTATGATGCCAATGCTCTTACATTGGTGCTTTTGATGGAAACTAAAGAAATTGATGATCCTTCTTTTGTAGGATTACCAATTGATAAAGATAATCCAGATCTTGGCAACTTTAAAGGACAGGTAGCAAGAGTTCAGACTTCAGGATTTAGCTACACTGATTACACAAATGATAAAGGTGTAACTACTCCTAAAGAACAAATGATTTTTAAATGGATCTGGAATTTTGCTAAAGAAATTGGAGCAGTTAAAGCACTAGTTGATAATAATATCGAAGGTGAAACTATCCAAGATTTTTTAGAGAATGCTAAACAATATTTAGTAAGTCCAGATAGACTCATTCATTTTTGTATAGCGGGTGCTGAATATGAAAAGAATGGTTATACACAGTACAGACTGTTTTTAGCAAAGTCTGAAAAAGGTAAGTCTTCATATGTATTGTACAATGAAGATGAAACTACGCTCCCAGAAAGATTGATAAAATTCAACGAAGCTCTTCATATTAAGAAGAAGAAGCCAGCTGAAAAAGTTGATGATTTCAATGGTAGGGATGCAAGTGATGATTTGTCGCTGTAATTAGTTAGTTGTGATAATAGGGAGGGCATTTATGTTCTCCCTTTATTACTTTATACCTTTTATACTATGTTCTCAAGCAGAAAAGCAGTTACAGCAATTGATGATGTTCCAGCTGAATGGATATTTGAGCATTATTTGAAACTGGGTGATAAACTTACTGGTCAAAATCTCAAGATGAAGAGTATATTTAATCCATCTGAGAGAACTCCCAGCATGTTTATATACTTGTGTCCTCGTGCTAAAAGATATAAGTTTAAATGTTTTAGTACAGGTCTTCAAGGAGATGGTATAAAACTGATTATGCATTTGTATAACTTAGACTTTGCAAGTGCATTTAAAATGATACAAGAGGCATATCTTGGATATCTATCAGGTAATAACTATGAAGTAAGACAAATTGTTCCAGAACCAAAATGGGTAATTGATACACTCAAATTACGCTCTTGGAATAAGGATGATGTATCCTATTGGTCTCCTTATAATATTGGAAGTAAAGCTTTAGACTACTATAATGTACGACCTATAGCTGAATTTACAATGACTCGAGATGTTGAATCCTTTACACGTACAGGAAGAAACATCTATGGATACTTTAAGAAAAATGGAGATTTGTATAAGATTTATATGCCTAAAAATAAAGATCGTAAGTTCATAAGTTTACAATCATATTTTCAAGGTTGGGATCAAATACAAAATAAAGAAAGATTATTTATATGTAGTTCTCTTAAAGATATAATGGCAATGCGCTCTCTAGGAATTGATGGAGATTATGTTGCCCCAAGTAGTGAAAATAGTGGTATTGAACCAATTATAGAATGGATTTATGGATATCCTCAAAAGTATGTTATCTTTGATAATGATACAGCTGGACTAAAGGTTATGCAGAAATACCAAACTGAATATGGTTTACCATATATTCATCTTGATATGTCTAAAGACATTAGTGATTCTGTTAAAGAACACGGTGCTAAAGCTGTTAAGCAACACTTAATAAGTTTATTGGAACTATGAAATTAAAACTCTTTTTTATACCAGGTGCTGTACCTAGCAGTAAGAATAGTAGAATCTTAACTAAATCTGGATTGTTTATAGCGAGTAAGGCAACGCAACAATACAGACGTAGATCTGCAGCTTATTGGAAAAAGTACAAGGAGGAATTTCAACAGCTATTGTCACGTGATACTAAACCCCATATTATTGGAATGCACTTCGTAAGAGGTACAAAACATAAATGGGATTTTATCAATCCTGCTCAAACTATACAGGATGAAATGACTAAAGCTGGATGGATATTGGATGATAATGTTGGAGAAATTCTACCAGTTCCTCTTAGTATTAATGGTAAGTATTGGAGTATAGATAAGAGTAAACCAGGTGTCTACATTGCAGTATTGCAGTCATTTTGTGAAAGTTACACAAACGTTACAACTGATGAAAACAATCAGTCCTATTGAGGTTGACAGCCTCACGCGAATGAATGCTGAGAGTGAATTTTACTCAAAGCCATTCATGTTATCTTATTCTGGATTAAATAAATTATTGTTTAGTCCAGCGTTATTTTATCAGCATTATATACTTAGACAACGTGAGGATACAGTAGATAAACCTGCAATCGAGGGTAAACTGTTACACTGTCTTTTATTAAAACCTGAGGACTTCAATAAAGAATTTGTATTGATGTCATCATCAATGCCAAGTGAAAATCCTCGTAAAGTACTTGATAAACTTTATGAATGTCTTAGCTCTGCTTATCCTGAAATTGAGAGCGTATATGATTCAGAATTTTTGAACAAATATGATATAGTTCAAGCTACTGTTTTAGAATTATTGAAAGAACAAAATCTTTATCAATCTCTTAAAACAGATGCTCAACGTTTGGACAAGATGCTGACTGATGCAAACATGAAGTATCTTGATTATTTATATCAAGCTAAACGAAAAACAGTAGTCGATCAAGAGATGTATGATTTTGCTACATCTACTGTAGAGATTATTAAGTCTCAATCTAAAATAAGGGAAATCATGGGCATGGACCAAGATTCTCTTACAACAAATCTTAAAGTGTATAATGAGCATGAATTTGCTCACTTTATGGAAGAATATTCTTTTGGACTTAGAGCAATTATTGATAACTTAGTAGTAGATCATGATAAGAAGGTTATTCGCATCAATGATCTTAAAAAAACTTCTAAATCAATCTCTGTCTTTAAAGAATCAATAGATTATTATAACTATTGGCTGCAGGCTGCACTTTACACAATGATTATTGACTCTGTCAAAGAAACTAGTTTTGGTGTCAATTATCCTGTTGAGTTCAGATTTATTGTAGTAGATCCATATATGCAGATAGCTCCAATCAGAATTAATCCATTAACAATGGTAGATTGGACAGAAACTGCAATTGATAAACTCAATGTTGCAGAGTATCATCTTAAAAGTAGAGATTTTAGTTTACCTTATGAGTTCCTACAACAAGATGAATATGAGATATGACGTACATCTTCAAACAATTGTACAATAAGTACTTTCAAAAATCTAAAAGTTTTCTATTTCCTATCTTAGGGATAAAGAAAGACTCTCCTTTTTATCCTATTCAATGTTATCTAGAATGGGAAGGTATCTGTAAGATAGGGGATAGAAAACTGATAGTGACTTACAAAAAAATCAAGTCTAAAGCCTGGGATTCTTGGTTGGTTAAGATTATAATGGCAAACAAGATGTTCAATAATATTCATGATACAGAAGATCCTGAAATTATTGCTATATCTTTTGATCTTAATTGCTTTGAGAAAGATTACGATGCTGTAGTAGAAGGTAAGTACAGTGAACTTAGCAAGATACATAAGCGCATGATTAGAGATTATTATGGTTATAACTCTCCAGAATGGGCTTATATGGAAAGCTTTCTATTCCCAGATAAGTATATCGCCACTTATAGTGAACTTTTAGCAGTTGATGAATCTCACATTAAAGTCACAGGCCAATTATGTGATAAACCAGACCTTGAAAAAGAAACCTTAAAACTAAAACCACATGCAAGCATCAATGATGTTGATCAAGTCTTCCTGGAATCAAGCGAAGACATTCAAACTAATCCCAATTCTTGAGGATTGTCCTTACAATGAAGCTATTTATGATCCTGAGCAAAAAATTCTTGCAGTAATTAGCAAGATGTCTAAGGATACACTTCAAATGGTTCCTAAGTTTAACGATAAAGGGGATGTTCAATACTTAAAATCCCCACGTGAAAATGGAAAACCATATGCAGAAGAACGCAGAACTTTAGATACTTGGTACGAGTATTATATTGAAGATCCAGAAGATATCAAGAAGTTCGTTAATTACTTTGTAGAAGGACAAGATGATATACTTGAAGCATTTAAGTTTATAAATGCTCCTAAAGTTGCTCAAATTGAAGATCCTACAATGTTTCCTGGAGTACAAGCACTTTAACTTAACAACTAATCAAGGTGGAGTGGCGAAAGTTACTCCACCTTTTTCTTTCTATGGATTGCAAATATTGGGTATATGATATTGAGACTATATGCAATTGCACAGTCTTTGTATTTCAGTCTTATACTGAACCAGCTAATCGCAAAATATTTGTGATTCATTCTCTCAAGAATGATTTTCCAGATCTTGTTAATTTTTTGGAAGAATTAAGAGAGAATAGATGTTGGTTATTTGGATACAACAATCTCAATTTTGACAGTCAAATTGTAGAATATATACTTCAGTTCAAAGAGCAACTTGCAAAACTGTCAATAGCTGATAAAATCGCTGATAGTATTTATAAGTATACTCAGACTGTTATTGAAAAAAGCAATAAAGGAGAATTTCTTGATTATCCTGAATTTAAGCTTACCATACGCCAGCTTGATATCTATAAGCTAAACCATTGGGATAGTGATGCTAAACGTACATCATTAAAATGGGTTCAATATAGTATGGATTGGGAAAATGTAGAAGAGATGCCTCTTCCTCATGATAAACCACTGATAGGATGGAGCAACTTAAAAACAGTAATCAATTACTGTATTAATGACGTGGCAAGTACTTCTAGAATTTTTCATCTAGATGACATGCGAAAACAAATTAATCTACGATCTACTTTAAGTAGTACGTATAAGGTTAATGTTTATTCAGCATCAGAACCTCGTATTAGTAAAGAATTATTCTTACATTTCTTGTCTGAAAAGCTTGGTGAGGAAAAGAAAGTCATTAAACAATTAAGAACCAGTAGATCTCTTGTTGAAATTAAGGATGTTATTCTTCCTTATGTAAAATTTCAATCTCCAGAATTTTGTAATATGTTAGCGTGGTTTAAAAGACTACAAGTAGAAATTACAGGAGATAAAATTGAAGGACCTAAACACACAATGCTGCATAAAGACGTTCCTACAGATTATGGATTAGGAGGTTTGCATGGTTGTGTATCTGCAGGTATATATGAAGATAACGAAGAATGGATGATTGTAACTGCAGATGTTACAAGTTTCTATCCTAATCTTGCAATTAGAAACAAGTGGTCTCCTGCACATCTTCCAAAAGAAGCATTCTGTAATTTATATGAATGGTTTTTTGAAGAAAGAAAGAAGTATGATAAGAAAAATCCTCTTAACTATCTATTCAAAATTATTCTAAATAGTACTTATGGTTTAAGTAAACAGAAACATAGTTTTCTGTATGATCCAGAACTTACATTTAGAATTACTGTAAATGGTCAATTATTACTTAGTATGTTATATGAGTGGATTAGTTTAGAAATACCTGAATCTAAGCCTCTTATGCAGAATACAGATGGCCTAGAATTTATGATTCCACGTGCTAAGTATGATCAATTCAAGTATATCTGTGATAGATGGGAAATTGCAACTAGTCTACAACTTGAAGTAGACACTTATAAAAAGATGATCATTGCTGATGTAAATAATTATATTGCTGTCTATAATGATATTAAGAAAGCGCCTAAGTGTAAAGGTAGATTTGAATGGGAGCATCTTCCTCTTCATAAGAACAAAAGCTTTCTTGTTGTCACTAAAGCATTGTATGAGTATTTCATCAATGGTGTGAAACCAGAAGATTATCTTGAAACTAATAAAAATATTTATGACTATTGCGCTGGAGTTAAAATCAAAGGACAATGGCGATTTATTCAACGTTACATCAAGAATGGTAACTTTGTAGAAGATAAACTCCAAAAATTAGTGAGATATTACATCACTACTGCAGGAGTTAAACTTTTCAAATGCCATCCTGATGGAAGAGAAATTCAGATAGAGTCTGGTTTGTGGCTTCAGAAAGTATTTAATAAATTTGAGGATAAACCTTTCGAAGAGTATGGGATTAACAAAAAATACTATCTTGAGAAGATTTACCAGGAGATTTACAATATCGAAGGGGCTACCAAAAAGACAGGACAAATATCTTTATTCTAGTACTCATATGAATGACCTACTTAGTGCTGTTCTACATCAGATTACAAGTGATATAGAACATGGTGATATAGAAGCTCTAGACGAGTTTCTTAAACTTTTGTATAACCCAGATACTCATCAAATCTTTGTTAATTATCTACCAGAAAATGAATCTAATAACTATGACAAACCATCTAAATGAACTGATGGATGAAATCCATCGTAACGCTGTATCCAAAGGCTTTTGGGACAAAGACCCTAATCTTGGTGAAAAACTAATGCTTGTAGTAACAGAACTTGCTGAAGCACTTGAGGTTCATCGCAGAAAAGGAGGAGTTATTATGCTCCCAAGTGAGGGAACCAAGCTCAGTATTGAACGATTACCTGATGAAACATTTTCAGAAACATTTGCTATTCAAATTAAGGATACGTTTCCTGATGAAATGGCTGATGCACTTATTAGGATTCTTGATTTATGTGGTAAGCTTAATATTGATATTGCATGGCATGTTAAGTACAAAATGAAATACAATGCCACAAGAGCAAGACTTCATGGAAAAGCCTATTAAAATTTATAAAGATCTTTCCTCAGCTGAACAGATTATTCTAGAATGCGAAAGAATAAAAGATCTTTTATTGACTAAAAACGCAGCATATGGAGATGCTGCATTAAACGAGGGAATACTATTTCCTATTGATTCTGTAGTAGCAATTCAAGCTAGAATCAATGATAAGATCAATAGAATTCGAAATAAAGGTATTACAGATGATACTGAAGATTCTATAGATGATCTTATAGGTTATCTAATTCTACTCAAAATAGCCCTTAAAAAGAGAACCCCAGGAACTTAATCCTGGGGTTTTTCTTTCTCAAAATCAAAACAATGAAACAATTAAAATCCCATTACAAAAGTATAGGTTTTTGATAACGAACCCTACCAACTAGAGGAATTATTGTATTAGATTGTGTAAGATCCCACAGTGAATTAGCTGGGTTTACAATATCAGCAGCTGTTGCGATTGAAGGACTAAATCTTACGTTATCAATATCCCAAGTACCACCTGAGTTAGTTGCTTTTGTCATCAACTTACTACCTGTAGGCCATACAGGAATATTTGCAATATACACATCTGGATAATAATCACCATATGTTCCATCTTGTGCAATAGCAGTATGAGCATGTTGGAAATACATACCATCCAGAATAAATCTTCCAAAGCTTCCAGTCTTGAAATATACTCCACCAACTGAAGGAGCACACTCAATATGGATATCTTGGATACGCACGTTTGGTACAACAGGACTATCTAGAGTATCTACAAGAACTCCATAACGTGGATGAGCACTACCTCCACCTTCAACAATACACTGACGAACATTACAAGTATCTGCTGCAATAATGGCAATTGCTGCAATTTGATTGAGTGTATCAAATGCTCTTACATGAGAGACTTCAGTTACATTACTACCTGCATTGGTAAGACCTGCTCCTGACCATGATCCATTACGTACCCATACTGAGTATGATTTAATGTTATTGGTCATAATGTGGTCAATAGTAGCATTCATACAGAACTCTGCTCTAATACCTATATCAAAACTAGCAAGATATATGTTTTGAATAATGCTACCATATGTAGCTCCTAAATTAAGGAAAGAGGTTCCTGAATTCTGCCAAGTACCACCTGATCCATCAGCTTTGAAATTGATAATTGTAAATCCATTATCAATGTATGTATTATCAGCTGCTGTTTGTGTTGGTACAATACGTTGGAAGAAATTAAACTGAGCTGTACCTACTTTACGGAAGTTTGCACCATTACCATTCAAAATAAACATACCACGAGGATTACCTCCTAGATCAGTATAGTTTATAGGAAGATCACAAGCTCGACTAAGCCAATAATTAGTTGACTCAAATTCAAGAGATTGATAACCAGGAAGAGTGCCCATCAAACGTAGAGCATAACGAATAGCTGTATTATCATAATAATCTGCAGTAGTTGCAAAACCATTACCATAACGAGCATTAAGAGTTGCTTGAGATATACCCAGAGCTGCAAATGTAAGTGGAGCAGATACTGTATTTTGACAACCAAACCACCCCACTTGGACAGGTCCATCAGAAACACGCTCCCAGTAACCTACAGTAGTTGCTGTTGGTTTAATTCTTACACCTGGAATATTTGTGATAGTGGTGTTGTTAACATTAGGTACCCATTTAAAGACACCTGCGCCAGTTGTACAATTTGCATCAAACGCACCAACTGTATGAGTGGTGTACGTAGTTGATTCAGCAAGATCGTAGAAATATTTGTAAAATGCCATGTTTTAAGAGATTATGTTAGTGTTTACTTTCATATAATTAGTTTTGATGGTCTTAGACTCATCAAAGTACTCAGCATATCTATGATACGGAATGATACTGTCTACCCATCTAGATGCACCAAAAATATCTGTACCATTGGTATAAACTTCTTTAAATGACCAGACAACAACATTAGATGGTTCTGTTACTGGACATCCTACAGGAGTAATAATACCTCCAATACAATGGAACTGGGCACTAGGATCAAGATAAGGAATATTTTCGATATACAGATGAGGATTAGCTGCACCTGGAGAAGCATAAGACATTGCTCTAATAACAACTCCTCCTTGGGTAGTATGCAATCCATTTAGTTTAACATATCCATCTGTAAGTTTCAAATTAATTGCTTCTTCTGTCCAAGAACCAAAATTGAAGTTATTGACATTGAAGTTATTAGCAATTGCTGGATTATAAGTTGATCCTAAACTATCAAATACAATATGTCTAAATACATTATTTGTAGAAAGACAATCATTGATTTCTACACCTGTTGCACCTACTATATACCAGCCATAAGCTGAGTTAGCTCCAGTAGGCAATGCAAGATTATCTACTTTACAATGATCAAATAGTATATTACTACAATAACTATTTTCAGGAGTAGATCCTATCCAATCTCCATAAGTAGTCATGTAAGCATTTCCTGCCACTGACTGGACAATACAATTAACAAATGATGCATTTTTTACATTACGCAATACTGTACCATTAGCAACATTAATAAATCTACAATTATCAAATATTACATCTGATGCATTGCATAATTCAATACCACTTGTAGTACGAGCCATACCATCAAATGTGATATTTTTAAATACAAATGAGCAAGCGGTATTATCAAGTCCTGGATGTTTTCTTGAAATAATATACTGACCAGCAAGACCAGCAGTAGCAGGAGCTTGTAGAGTTATACCATTGCCATCAATAATCAATTGATTGCTGTTATTAGCTAAAGTTGCAGGCAGATCAATAGAATTAAGAACTGTAATAATATCAGAACTAGTAGGAACTTCTATTGATATATAGGAAGTCTTTGTAGTTGAGGTATTAGCAATCTTAGCAATAAGATCTGTGTAACTTGTCGCTATTACTTTATTTGCCATGTTAGAGTGGGGTTGTAAATCTTGATACGAATCTAACTAATCTATATACAAAAAAGAGTACTACAATTATTACTACAATTAATAAGTACTTTGTGGTATCAGATACCTTTTGAACCAATGTTTTATTAGTATGCTCAAGAGTTGAAATATTTCCTCTTAAATCATAAACTGTATCTTTATACGACTCAATATCTTTTAGCAATAAACTTTCATATGCTCTATCTCTGATATAGTTATTACGATCTTTAGTAATAACGCGAGTTTTATATCTACGTTTTTCCTGAATAATCAACCATCCATTGGAAAATGTGATTCTCGTTCCTGAAGCAAGAATTGTATCAAAGTTACAAATACCTTGTCCTATAATTAAGGTATCAAGTGAATTTTCTGTATTGACATATACAGTGTCTGTAACTTGATTGATAATTGTAGTATCATTAGAGCAATAACCACGCCTGATCATTTCAGACGCCATCTCATTCATTTTAATAGGATCCTTCAATACTCTTTGTACAGGATTACAAGAGTAGATAATTAGGATCAACAGAAATACTATACTTGCGTTTTTCATCGTATGAATTCTCTTAGTTTTTTAAGCATATCATCTGGTGCAAATAAAAGACCCAATCCCATAGCGAGTCCCCATACAGCATCAGACCAATTATTACCCATAATTATTGCTGAAAACAAAGATCCTAAAATAATTACAATTCCCAAACCTGTGGTTATTAGACTTTTATAAATGTTCGTTATAGGCTTGCTCTGGATTAGGGACGCGAGTCTCTTCCTCTTTTTTGGCGACGATTCCCCTGTCTCCAAAACTGGATCTATCTGATTGTGAGGTTTGTTGATGTGAGTGCTCATAAAAAGAAGCTTTTTTTAACAAATCCATATCTTTTTCTAAAGAAGATATTCTAACTTGGTAAGCGCTTTGATTGATTAGTAGTGTTTTTACATCTGATTTAAGTTCAGTGAGTTGGTTCCATAGAACTACTCCTAATACTGTAACAAGACTAGGAGTAATCCACTCCTTAACCTTAGCAACAGGGTCAATGTGATTTGCCATACAATAAAAAAGAGATTAAGTTGAACATACAGTACACTAGAAAATACAAAATTCAACAATAAAAACCAAAAAAATATGCCAGAAACGCATAATCAACCAGAAGAAATTGCTTCTATTCCGCAGGATCTTATTGTGCCTAAAGAAATTGTAGCAAGTCAAACCCTATTCCAAAAGTGGTTTCTTGACACATATCGACATCTTTATGGTGGAGATGGTACTGATATTGATGCTGAAATTAAAGTATCCTATGATGCAATGACCTTGCCCGCTACCATTGAGGGTATGCAAATCTATTTACAAGATGTTCTTAGAATTGCCAATATGATCTTTCATAGGAAATTAGATTACCCTGATTTTCTCCTACCCCACAGTAGGGATACAATTCATCATAAGAAAGGTAAAAGAATAGGTGCCAGTACTGAATTAGGTGACTTATTAGCCATTTCTTGTGCAGCCATTGTAACACACCATAAAATTACTTATACTAGATTAGGCGAAGCACTTGGTATAAGTCATTGTTCTGTAGTGTATTACCTTAAACGTCATAAGAATATGATGTCTTATGACAAAATTTACAAAATTGCCTATCTCAAATTCCTAACAGCTCTTAAAAATGAAAGACTTATTCCACCTATTAAAATTGAGAAACGTAACACCAAATGGTTATTACATCCTATACTCCCTGGACCAGAATCTAAGCTTTGATCTTCCTATTCCTTATGCCGCAGAGGTTTATAAACTTAAGCATCTTGGATTATTAGGAGAAGACTCTAAACTCACTGCTGAAGGTAAAATGTTCTTAATTGAAACAAATAGACTACAACTTAAGCAGGTCAAATCTATCAATGATGAACTTGATGCTAACTTTAGAGAAAATGTAGAAACGTATAGAGCTTTATTTCCTAAAGGAGTAGTTGATGGAAAAGCCTTACGTAGTAGTTTAACAGATCTTGTGCCAGCTTTTATTTGGTTTTTTAAAGTATATCCTCAATTTAGCTGGGAAAATGTGTTAAATGCTACCAAACTATATCTAGAATCTCATCAAGGAAATTTTACATACTGTAAAACCGCAGTTTATTTCATTAAGAAGCAAGATAAAAGTAAAAATTACATATCTTTATTGGCAACATGGTGTGAAGCTGAGATTGATAACAATGAAGAGCTTCCTAAAAATGTTATAGATGACTTCAATAAACTGGTATGAGCAAAAAAGTTTTTGAATTTATATTGAGAATGGAGGTAGATGATGGTAGATTATCTCTTTCAATTCTTGATTTGGATGAAGTTACTGAGGATCCCTCGTCTTTTATAGAGTTCGAGGGACCTCTCGACTTCACTATTAGTACAATGGATTATTGTACTACGACAAGTGATATATCATTAGAAGGACGTTGGGATGTAACTTATACAGAAAAATAAAGCCTATCTTACAGGATAGGCTTTCTCAAAGGGCGAAGCGTGATTAACAACCACGCTTCATGCCACTTTTTTTCATACCACCCATCTTCATTTTAGAAGGTGTAGCACTAGTCAATTTAGGACTTTTAGTTGGGCCTACTCCCTTACTACCAGCTACTTTTTGCGCTGATGCTTTAGCATTTTTTGTAGGACCTACACCTTTACTACCTGGAGTAGTTTGAGCAGATACTTTTGCATTAGGATTTACTTTACCTCCAGTTTTCAAATACTGCTTTGCTGGACCTGCAGTTTTAGCACCTACAGTGCTTTTGGTCATTGTTGTTCCCATTGTTATTTACATTTAGATTTAGTTGAACCACCTTTTTTATAGCCACCAATAGGCTTAGGATTTTTTGAAAGAGTGTCCATAGCTTTTTTAGCTGATGGAGTAGCCTTCTTAATAGCATCTCCTACTTTTTGAATACCTGTAAGATATGCAGAAGCTGCTTTAGCTACATAGGGAGTTACAGCAGAAGAACCCATTGCTTTTTTACCAACAGATCCTACTTTATCCATTGCTCCTCCTGTTTGATACTTTTTTGTTGAACCTCCTTTTCTATACATAGATTCAGAGTTCATTGTGTTACCAGAAATTGCCATAGGTTTTTTTGGATTTCTAGTATTTAAAACTGCTTTCGCTTTAGTACTTGCAGTTTTAGCTGTTGTTGTTTTCTTAGCCATATTATTTATTTTTTGCCATTTTCTTGAATGTACGAGCCAACGCTTTACGACGTGGAGTACATGTAGGTTTAGACATTGGAGTACAGTAACCCTTATGTTCAGGATTAACTGCTTTCTGAATCCAATTTTTGTCTTTCTTTTTGGTTGCCATTGTATATTGAGTTTATATTAGCAATGCCATTTACGCAAAGACTTATTAATTCTACTATTAGGATCATTAGCTGTTTTAGCTGATGTAAGTTTGGCTTTCATTCCTTTCATTCGAGAACAGAATGAACTTCTGCGCTTATCATCAGAGCTACCCTTTTTAATCTCAGAAGGTTTCTTAGTAACTGCAGTCTGAAGTTTAGATCCAGGGTGTTCTTTTCTATACGAAGCTACACCTTTTTTATTTAAGCCACCAGCAGGATTTTTACCTTCTGATCGCTGCCAAGCAGGGGATTTAGCCATTTACTTCTTTTTAGCTTTAATTTTACGTTCTTGCTTAATCATTTCAGCAGTAGGCTTTTTTCCAGAACCCTTATTGGCTCTTATGTTATCCCAAAGACCTCTTTGAGAATAAGAACCATCTTTGCGTTTGATCATTTGCTTTGCCATTGCTTTAATTATATACTCTTATTTCAAGTGTGGCACTATTTATACCATCTGCACCTGTACCAGCTGCAACAAATGATCTTATTATAACAGATCCTGGATCGCTATGTTCAGTAGTAAGCCATGTGGGATTACCTGCATCTGTAGATACTGTACATAATGAGACAGTTTTAGTATTTACAAATGCATTAGTTTCACTGACTACTCTATAAAGACCTGTAGCTTCATATAAAAAACTAATAGGTCCAATATTATTTTCTAATACTTCTGCAGTTGGAGAATCTCCATCCACTTGATTTATAATAGCTACATAGCTTCTATATCCAAGAAGTTTAACTTTAAAGTTATCGAGCGTAGAGCTCAAATAGTTCCAGAGATACTTAAGTTTTCCTGGTTTGTAGATTGTTGAAGGTTGATTCATTGTGTTATGTTGTTGTATGGTTATACTGGAATTAATTCTACTCTAGCTCTTAGTGTGCCATGTAATTCAGTTTTTTGAGTAGTAAAAATATAAGGTCCTACATTAAACTGAAATAATTTAGCATTATTAGAATCAACTTGTGAACTTGTCCAAAATGAATAAGTTAATTGACCTGTTGTTTCAATAATTGCAGATGTTAAATTTATAGTAAGTCCAACAGATTCAGCTAATGCACTAGAAGGAAGA